TAAAAAATTAGAAAGTTTTGTCCGTGTCTTATTTATTCTTTTTTCTAAAACATACGAATATACACTGTAATCGCCTTCTTCACTAGAATATTTTAAAATTGGTAAATTTGTTTTAATATTTTTTTTGTTATAAAGATTTTTATAGTAAGTTCTTGAATTTAATGTATAATTAATATCTTTATCCAATATGTTTCTCAAAACTTGATAAATTTGTTGGAAACTAATATTTTCATCTTTATCATTTAATTTATCTTCCATAATTTTGAATACTAATACTATATAAAATGTAATATACCTAACACAATGATGTTTCATATCAATTAATTCTTTATTTTCTTCTTCTTCTATTGGTAAATCATTATATTTTGTAAATTTAAATATTTTTTCTGAACAAATATTAAAGTTTTTTGCTTGTTTCTGAGTATTTTGAAACATAGACTCTAATTTTATAGATTTAGATATTTTTATATAAGGTTCTATATTGTATTTATCTCCAGATTCTGACATATATTTCTGAATTCTTTGATGAATATTATCATTGTTACATTCTAACCTTATATATAATTTTTTCTTCATTCTAGTTAATGCAACATGTATTAATGAATCATATATTAAATTATTAGATTCATTACTGAACTTCTTCAAACCATCCTCACTTAAACCAATAACAAAAACAACTGGTCTTCCATCTCCTTTTGACGAATGAATTGATACAATTCTAGTAGCATTATCAGATTCTGTTAAATCAATAGAAGTACCCGAATCTGATTTATGAAAAACAGAATGTTTAATATATTCTTTATCTTTATATTTTTTTTTCCAAAAATTTCTAATATTAGTATTCAAAGCATCTACTAATGTATTTTTAGATGAAAATGGAGTAACAATTAAAAAATCATTTGGTCTATAATTATTTACTTCAACTTCGTTTATATAATGTTCCATTATTTTATCTATTTCGTCTTGAACTTTATTATCATCATCATAGGAATAAACTGTTCTTCCATTAAATATTACTAAAGAATCATCATTTATTGTTTCATTTGATGATTTAACTATTGGTAATGAATATTCTTTTGAAAAAGGTACAATTGAATTAACAAAATTAATTAATTTCTTATCATTAAATCTTCTACAAATGTTGGATGGTTGATATTTAGTAACATTGATAGTATCATTTGGTAAATCGTTTTTATATAAAAAAGCAAAAGAATTCTTTTTTATTGAAATACTCTGTAATAAATCCCCTACACCATAAAAATCAACATATCTGTCTCTTGTAATTTTAATTACTGCTTTAATATATTCTTCTGATAAATCTTGCATTTCATCACCAATTAATAATAAACGTTTATTCAAGTTAATACCTCCCGCATATTGGACTTTTCCATTTCTTGTACATCTTAATTCTTCATCAATTATTGATTTAGCCATTGCTACAAATTTATCACAAGCTTTAATTTGTTGATTACCTAAGGCAAATACAAAAGAATCAAATGTTCCTATAATTATTTTTCTTTGATTGTTTTTTGATTTATTTTTAAAATTAATAATATATTTTTTACTTACCTTATTTTGATTTATAATTTCAACATCATTTAAATCTCCTCTTTTCATTTGATCTTCAATCTCACTTCTAATAACATGTACAGCTGAATGTTGTTTTGTCAAATAAACAAACGTATCATAATGTTTAAATTTTTCATCTTGAATTAATTGAACTATACCATATGTTTTACCATTTCCTGCTCCCTGTTGTTTTACATAAATATTTGTTTGAAGTATTTTTTCATCAGTAAATAACTGTTTATTTTTTTTTAAAGAATCAATAAAAATTTCTTTAGATACTGGTAATTGAACATCAATCATATTACTTTTCACAAATTTAGGATTAACTTTATAAAGTTTATTTTCAATATCAATATATATATTATCATAACTTGTAAAACTTTCGTATTTCCATGGGTCTGATTTGAATTCCAAAAATATCCTACTACTATTTTTTAATTCAGTTACTTCAACAGTATCAGAACCATCTATAATCCATAATATATCTTTATTAACTAAATTCCAATCATGCTTTCTATTATCAACTTCTTCTTTACTAATACAACTGTGTTGAAACTCAATAACTTTTTTTTCATTTAAATCTACATCTGCTCTCCTATTTGATTTAATCATATTTTTATGGTTATAAATTTTTTCTTTTATTTCTAAAAAATAATTTCCCCATATACAATGCCAATCTGTCATTGGATTAGTTGTTCCTTCTTGATTATTTTTAATTCTAAAATGTGATCTAAATTTACCTTGTTTACTTTCTACATATTCAAGTTGTTTTCCATTTTTATCAAAAATATCATGTTTTAAGATAATTGACCTTGGAATTTTTTTTTTAATTTCATTATATCTTTTTACAGTATATTCATTATTATCGATATATACAGAATTATATTTTAGACTCATTGATTAATACTTTAATGATTGTTTAAATGTATTTAAAATTTATATACAAAGTTACTAATTATATATTGTAAGTAGGATATTTTTCTATTACCTTATTTTTTTAAACATTTGATAATTTTCATAAAATGTTTTTGAATTATTACATTTCATTTTCAGTCCATAGATAAAAAAAGTATGTCGACCACAAAATCAGCAAAGAAAACAATAATAGAAAAATTAGAAGAAGCGAAAAGAATAATAAGACAATTGGACGCAATAACTCAACCGGTTAATGTAGATGTATAAAATGTTTTGAACTAAAAATAGACCATAAGATCTATTTTTAATCAATTTTATTTAGCAAAGCTAAAATGAAATTCATTTCGCAATGCGAATAAATTTATTCGTTTATATCATTAATATCATAAATAAAAAATTCTTAGATTGAAACTAGCAGCTTAATTTGAGTAAGCTCACTTTTATCCCTTAAGTTTCCCTAAGGGGTGGACTGTATCTTAAGCCAACTCAGGTTGCTTAAACCTTCATTGTTGACCCATATCCGTTCAGTCTCTGACGCCCTACCATTGGCTAGCATAATCGCCTTTAGGTAGTTAGCATGCGGATTGCCCAATCCTTTTCGTTATTACCATACCCGAGTACATTACTCTCGGCCACACAAACCTTTCGGAATTGTGCTTGGTAGAAAAGGCTATAAGGGGTTTCCCGAACAACAAGATATGTCGCATAATTGAAACAAAAATAGTTTCAAAAACACTAGCAACTGGCCTGGGTATTGTTACGACGGCACAAGTGATTTTCCTATAACAAGAGATCGTTTTTGTTATAGCACGTTGCTTTTCGGATCAGTTCTTCAAATTAATTCTGAAAGCTTAACCCACCCATACCACTCATTACTCTGAATACGTTGTAATTTACAGCGTATACCTTGGTGACACCATCATCGGCGGTGTTACTGTAGGTTGATTCAATGTTAAGAGTAGTGTTATCAATTCTTGAGAAATTGCAAGTACCAGATGGTTGATGATCTTCTGGCTTAAGAGCAAATGAGTATACGTTAATACCATCAGCAGGGGTGTTGCTGAAGTGTTGGTATGGTTGTACGTAGTTGAAGTAGTTACCGTCTCTGGTAGTAAATCTATCGTGACCGTTAAGTTGTAACTTAGCGGTTTTGACTGGGTTACCGGTACCGGTTGGGGTATCAGAGTAATTGTGGTAATCTCTTACGGAGTAAGAGTTGGCAGTTAAGAAAGCAACTGGGGTAGCAGCCATACCAGCAGTTAATTCAGAAAGAGTTAAGTTCAAGTCTTCGTTGGTTAATTCGTTTCTTAGGATGACAACATTTTCAGCAGAGGCAGCAGCAGAGTTAGCGGCACCACCAGCAGCGGCAGAGAATAAAAGTTGGGCATCAACCTTGGCTAACAAAGCGGTAACAGCAGTGGATAAACCAGCTGCGGCAGTTGGAACATCTCCTACTTCGAAAGTACCGTCAGTCATAGCGATGGAGTAAACACCAGCACCGTTAACGGCAAAGTCACCTCTGGTAGCAAGCCATAAGTATTTGGCAAATCTTTCCTTGGCAGCAGCCCAGTCACCGTTGAAGGCCCAAGCTAACCAGGAGTTCTTGCCAGAGAATCTTGTCTTTAATACATTCCATACAAGATACTTGGATGGGTGATTGAAGTTAAGTCTGTATTTCAAGTTGGAAGCGTTGTAAGTTTCGTCACCAGTGAATTGAACTTGTTCGATCAAGTATTCGTGAGCAGCTTGAGCGAATCTCTTTCTTTCTTCAGAATCAAGATATACGTAGTCAATCAATAAGTAAGCATCCTTCATCAAGTCGTTGTTAACGGCAGCTGGGACAGATGTACCAGTGTAGTTAACTAAGTCAGCAGCTTCTCTCAATTTCATGGTAACTCTAACATCGTGGTATTGTAAAGCGATAAGAGGTAAAGCTAATCCGTTGTTTCTGTTGAACCAGAAACATAATGGAACATACATGGTAAATTCAGAAGTGGTTGATGGAGCACCGATAGATTTAAGGGAATCAACATCACCGATCATTTGAGAGTATCCTCTGTCGTGGAAACTGTTTCTGGTTAATTCGTACCATACGTTAAGCCAGTCACCGTATTGTTCGTCAATTTTGGATCCACCAACTTCGATCTTGCATGATTCAATCATAGCGTGACCAAGTCTGGAAACGTAACCCCATCCGGATCTGGCTCCAGATTTAAGGGTGGCAACTAAGTACATATTGGTGATTAAATCACCGTTTCTGTTAACGTTGCAGGTAACGGTTCTACCGAATTCGGCAGCACCTTGAAAAGTTTGTTGAATTGGTTCAACAGAAAAGTTGGTATGTCTTCTGTACACGACCTTAAAAAAAGTAATTTGTGGTTGGCCGGTAAGATAAACATCTTGGGCACCGTAGGCGACTAATTGCATAAGTCCTCCTCCCATATTAGTATATAACTTAATAAAGAAAAAAAATTTTTATATATTTTTATTATTCCAAATATTAAATTTTTCAACTAAAAAATAGTAATTTCTAAATAAAAATTTTTATATATTTTTAAATTATTTTTTAAAATACAAAAAAGTTAAAATTTCTATAACTTTTTATTTTCAAATGTCTATAATTCGTTTAATTATAATTCTATTTCTAGATGATTTTTAAAATAATTAAAAATGAATCTATCAATTAAGATTACAAATATATCTATTTTTTATAAATATTGGCTTAAAGTAAATTTTTTCTTTATATATAATGTCTAATTTTAAAGTTAAGAACAAGAAAAAAGAAAAAACAGACTTCAGAGATTCAACTACTTTGGATAAAAAACACAAGGAATATTCAGAAATGTTCCACACACAAAAAAATAACATTGATGATAAAAAAATAAAAATAGAAGAACTAGAAACTAAATTATTTGATATCAATAATCTAAAAGATAACAATCAATTAACAGACAAAGATATAGAAAATAAAGCTAACTTTCTTAATGAGATTGATAGTTTAAAATCTGATGTTAATTCAATAAATAGTAATAAAGAAGAAATAAATTATTATGATAAAATAGGTGAAATTATATGCGATTATTATGAATTAAGAGATGAAAATAAAAATGAATATAATGAAACCAAAAATATTATTGATTGGTTATCTAAAAAAAAGCCTAAAAAGGATGATGAAATTAATTCTAGATCAAGGTTACTAAATAAATACTGTCAACGAGTAGAAGGTGTGAGAACAATAAAAGATGATGGTACAAACAGAATAAAATATTGTAAGGAATGTAATATTGAAAAAACATTAGACTTTGGTGAATCTACATTTGTTTGTACAATATGTGGTGACAGTGAAGAAATTATACTTGACGAAGACAAACAAATTAAGGAATATTCTCCTTATCAAAGAAAAAATCATTTCAAAGAATGGTTAAATCAATTTCAAGCAAAAGAATCTACAGAAATTCCTGAGAATATTTTTGTAGAAATAATTACTGAAATGAATAAAAATAGAATAAAAGATTTAAAATCACTAACAAGAGATAAAATGAAATTAATATTAAAAAAGTTGGGTCATAACAATCTATATGAACATATTCCATTCATAATAAATAAATTAACTGGTCTTGATCCACCTACAATAAGCAGAAATATTGAGATAAAGTTTATCGACATGTTTTCTAAAATTCAGGATCCTTGGGAAATATATAAACCTACAGGAAGAAAAAACTTTTTATCATATTCTTATGTATTACACAAATTTTGTCAGTTATTAGAATTGGATAATTTACTAAATAGTTTTCCTTTATTAAAATCAATTAAAAATTTAAAAGAACAAGAAGACGTTTGGGAAAAAATTTGTAAAAATTTAAAATGGGAATTTATTTCTTCAATATAGTAATATGAAAACCTTAAAAAACATATCTGTTATAATATTATTTGTAGGATTAACATTTCTTACATTTTATGTTACAAAGTCATATTATGTATTTAATGATATGAATTACAAAGAAATTGTTAATAAATTAATTGCAGAAGAGAAAAAGAGGACTATTGATAGTGAATTAGTAATACAAGATACTCTTCCTACTAATATGTTTGAAATAATGTTTAAAAAACCTTCTCCTTGGATGGGATATACAGACAAACTAACTAAAGATTTCAATAAAAAAGATAATGAAACTCAGAAAGAAATAACAGAATTAGAAAATGAAAGTATTGAAAATAAAAGAAAAATCATTGAAATAAATAATAAAATAGAAATTACAAATGAAATGATTAAAGAAAATAGAAAAGAAGAAGAAAAATTATTAAAAAAAGATAAAATATCTGAATCATTAATAATTGAAAAGATCACTAAATTACAGAAAAAACAGGAATTTATTATTGATGATATTAATTTCATAAAACCAGAATTAAAAGAATTAAATTCAATTGTATCAAAAACAGAACCTATTAAAAATAAATTAACTGAAAAAGAAATGATAGAATATCAAAGGAAGGTAATAAAAAGAAAACTTTTATATGATAAAATAAAAAGTAAATTTGATAGTTATCAAAATATTAAAAAAACATTATCAGAAATGAAAAGAACTAAATATAATCAAACAGAAAATGATTTGCAAAATAGTATAATTCTATTAGGTAAAAAGTTGTTTAATCAAAAATTAAAGCTAATAGCCGAACTAGCAAAAGTAAATAAAAAAATAGAGAAAAATAATAATAAAATAAAATCAATTAATTCGATCGTATCATTTAAAGTTAAATAAAAAACTTTATTGATTTTTATTTAAATAATTATTATGGTATTATAATATTATAATGTCCGTTGATCTACTAACAGAAGACACACTTTTACCAACTGCTCAAAATTTTGTTTGTATCAGTTTTTTACAAGATCCTACTAATAAAACAACATTATCAGGAATTAAAATTAGAGGAGTTTTTGATAAAATTAATGAAGCAGAAGAATATGCAAAAAAATTACAATCTTTTGATACTCTTCATAATATTTATGTTGGTGAAATGGGTAAATGGTTAGCATTTGATCCAGATCCTACTTCAAAAGAAGCAGGATCACCTGAATATGCTAACCAAGAACTAAATAAAATTATGAAAGCTCATATTGAATCTAGTGAGAAATCTAAAATTTTACATGAACAATATAAGAATCGTCAAGCTAGAGAAAATGTTGAAGAAACAATTAAAACATCAAATGAAAATAAAGAAATTATTAAAAAAGAACTATCAAGTACAGATGATTCTAGTAAAAAGGAAACATTAAAACAAAAATTAGGAGATATTGAGGAATCAATTAAAAGCTTGGAAAAGAAAAAGAAAGAATATGTAAAACAAGAGGAATTATGTAGTAAAGAACTAGATGGAAAAGATAATTCATCTAATAGCATTGATCTTTAATAAGAATCATCATCATCATTATTTTTGACTTTCTTCACATTAACCTTAAAATTATTTCTTTTTTTAGATAATATATCATTAGGATCAAATAACATTGGTCTTTTATTCCATTCAGGATCATAATATTTTTTATGATATTTATTAAATATTTTAGATCCCATTTTAAAATCAGGTACTTTTTTTGCTTTATACCAGAATACTTTATCAGTTATATTACTACTATGAATTCTGTTATCAATAACCATTACTCCATAATTTTGTGTTACTTCAGTAAAAACTTGTTTGAAAATATCAAATGATGGAAACATCCCTGCATAATGTTCATACAATCTTTTTTGGTTTGAAATAAAATCTTCTGCTAATAAGAAAATATAATCAAAATTACTTCTCATTTCAGGAGGTATACCTACAGCATACTGCATTGTTAAAATAAATGAAACATGGTGATGTCTACCATTAAAAAATAATTCAAGAATATTTTGGTCTTTTACCCATGTTCCTTTTGAACTCATACAATCGTCCATAACTAACATTATACGATCATCTTTCTCTTTTTTCCCTTCAGCCAGTTTATTTTTATTATCTTCATTACATTTAGCTTGTCTTTGATATATGTTTGTTAAAATATCTGTCTCAAAACTATTATAAATAAAACTATCTGCAATAAATTCTCCATAAAAACGATTTAATTTTTCTGTTCTACTAATAACAACTGCAGTAGGAAGACTTTTTTTATGATATAATATTTCTTTTGTCAAGTAACTTTTTCCTGACGCTCTTTTAGCAATCATCGCAATTGTAGCATGTTCGACCATTTTATCTATTCTAAATTTCTTTAGTCTTAATTGAGAACCTCCTGCACTCACATTTAAATGACTCATTAATTACAAACATTTAGAAAAAAATGTTTGTAATCATAAAACGAACTTTTAAAAGTTTCCTAAATCAGTAAATATAGTTTGTCCATCAATATTGACGGGTTTACTAAATGGCATTACAAATTGTAAACATGAAGGACTTTTATCATCTAAATGTAAACAAATAATACCAATTAAAGATGATGATAGTAAAGGAATTTTAACTTTATCAAATATTGACTTTCTTTTACAAGACTTGTCCATAGATTGAAATAAATAAACTAAAATAAATGTTCCAAATATAAAATATATAATTTTTTTCATTATAATAACACTAGAAAGAAAATTTAATATAAATTATTATACGTATATAACAATTTTATCTAAAATCAATTTCTAAATTATTTTTTCTACAGTATATTAATGTTAAAAATAACTAATAAAGAAATGTGTAAAAGAATTATTAAATATATTTTAATGTGTTTAATTATGTTAGTATCTCTTAGATACATACCTAATCAATTATTAAATAATAGTGAATTACTTACATTAGCTTTTATATCTGCAATTTCATTTGCATTACTTGATATGATATCACCATCGATATTAATTAGTCAAAAAACAATTAATGAAAAATAAAATAAATAATTTTATTGTGTTTTTGTTTTTGTAATCTGTGTGTTTGTTTACTATATATTTATATTTTTTACGAAAGATGAAAATTGATTTATATTTTTTACGAAAGATGAAAATTGATTTATATTTTTTACGAAAAATGGAAAGATGAAAATTGAAACAATTTATAAAATTGATTCAATTTATCATTATATTTTAAATATTTAAATAATTAGCAAAAAATTTATTTTTATTTATTTCTTCATTTTTTTGGTTAGAATTTAAAGATGAATCATGAGATGAATTAGAATTGGAAAACACTTCTTGGTAATTAGATTGATTATCTACTGCAAAAGTAGAATCGGTATCTGAATCTCCTAAATCATTTTTTAGTAATTTTTCTAATTTACTATCTAATTCTGATTGTGATCTATTAATTTTATTAATTTTGGTTGATGCTGATTCTAATACATTATTTATAATATACGTTGATTTATTTTCATCTTTTGTCATAAATGTATCATTGCAACTATTATTACTATTAGAATTTTTAGAATCACTATTAATAGATTCATTAACATCTCTTGGATCATTGATTTTAATTGATTCTTTAGTATTACTATTACTAATACTATTACTATTACTATTACTATTACTATTACTATTACTATTACTATTACTATTACTATTACTATTACTATTACTATTACTATTACTATTGGTGTTTTCAAATTCACTTATATTTGTTTGAATATTTAGATTCAAACTTTTATCATTTATAATATCCATAATTTTATTTTGAACAGAATTTTCAGATGAATTATTTAAATTAACATCTGAATTAAGTATTTTTACAGAAGATGCATTTCCTCCCATCATTGTAGGTAAGGGGGCTAAATTTCTATTATATAAATTATTAAGATTATCAAGTGGTATTTGTTCTTTTATTTCTTGAATTGGTATTTGTTCTTTTATTTCTTGAATTGGTCTTGGAGAATCAACTTGAAATTTGTCATTAGATGGTAATTTCTCTATAACAACTTTAAAAGGATCATTTTCTAAATCATTCTTAACAAAACTATCAATTACATTATCATCCGCATTATGGTCTAAAATATCATTAGGATAAACTACTTTAAAAATTTTACTATTGTTATTTAAATATGCATCTAATATAATTTTTATTGGTAATAACTTTCTTATAGATTCTTCAATAGATGTTCCTATAATAACTAAAACTTCACGTTGATTTCTTTTGATATCTACTGGAGATGAATTATGATAAAATAAAAATGGATTATTATAAATTTCTCTAGATGACTCAATATATACATTTCTAATAAAATCTTTAAAATTAAATTCATTTAATAAATTAATTATATCGAAATTTATATCAGATCCAAAAATCATAATATTATAAGAAGATTTAATTGATGCCTTTATTAAATCATTCAATAAATCAAATTTATTATCTAAATCTAATATACCTCTAATTCTGATAACTTCATTATTTAAAATTTCATCAGTCCATTTAGGTACTCTCTTTAGTAACGATTGAAAAACTTTTAAAACATCGTCGTCTGTTGCAGCTTCTCTAGTTTTTGAATATATAGAATTTAATCCATCAAAAATTAATTTTGTTAATAGATTTTTTATTCTAATCATATATTCGTTTTTTACAGTTACTAATATATTCATTTATATATATTTTAGTAGATAAAATATTTTTATCTTCTAAAAAATTAATTTTACTAAATACAAATTGATAATATAACTACGTTATCTATTATGAATTAATTACATTCTCTTTTATTTCCACCTCTTTCTTCTAAATTTTTCATTTCTTTTGAAGTAACACATAGACACCCTCCACCAGAACCATTAGCACACATTAAATTTGAACCTATATAACCTTTTGGTGGTTTATTTTTAAGATGAGGTACTGACCATTGAGTATGAAGACAACAGTTTTTAGAACATTGTTTTAAATCGAATTTATCAATCTTATTATCATTTCCAATTACTTCCATACCTTCTTTCAAGGAAGTTTTTTCTTTATTAAATTGTTTTTCAAGTGAAGGCATAATATAAGTAAAAAATAAAAATGCAAGTATAACACCGAAAACAAGAATAGTATCTTTATCAGAAGTTTTCATTTCCATATATATATTTCAGTAGATAAAATTTTTTATAAACTAAAAATAACATTAAATTTATTTCATTAGAAGAATTTATAATGGTATACCATATTTAAAGTTCTTATATTAATATTTTTAACTTTAGAAAATCTTTATAAAGTTAAAAATTTTTATCTACTGAAAATATATATATGCCAAAGAAGGATGATCTTATAAAAAAAATTAATGATAATTTTATAAAAAAGAAAAATGAAATAAACAAACTAATTAATTTTGATTTAAATTATAATACAGTAATATCAAAAGATCACTATGATGTTCTTGAATTTAATAAAGATGAAAAATTTAAGTTTAGTAGTAAATTTAATTATTATGGAATTATTGATCATAATGATATATTTCATTGGGCTAACAGTTTTCAAGGAGTCGATAAAAGATTTATGGAACAAATAAATAAAATAAGAGCATTTAGTAATAAATTTGATAACTCAAATGAACCGGATCATCTATTCTATTACCAAGTTCTTAATTCAGACAAATTTACAATGGATTTAAATCAACAATTTAAGTTTATTAAACTGTTGATGTATCTTGATAAAGGATATTATTTTATAGAACCAACCTTAAATGAACAAACTAAAGCTATAATTATATTAAAAGAACATAATGATAAAAAATTCTATCAAAAAAATATATGATAAATAGAATCTGATTCAGAATCAGGAAACGAAGTTTCCTTAGTAGTATGTGTCACATTAGATAACGAAGTTTTCTTAGTACCTTGTTTCACATTAGATTCAGAAAACAAAGTTTTCTTAGTACCTTGTTTCACATTAGATTCAGAAAACAAAGTTTTCTTAGTACCTTGTTTCACATTAGATTCAGACTTTTGTTTTGCGTAGCAATTTAATGTTATTAGTGTTTGTTTACAATCATTTTACATAGTAAATGTGTGTTTTTTGCTTTGCAAATTACAATATCTTGCCATTTTGCAAAATAGCAAGAAGTATAAAGCTCTGCTTTTGATTTTCAATCTGATTTTCAATCTGATTTTCAATCAATATGTTGCTCTGCAACATCAATATGTTTATCAACTTGTTATATCAATTGATTCACCAATAATTTTATTTATATTTTTCTTTTCTTTAGAATTTAATTTAATGAAATCTGATGTTTTGTCAATTTTTAAACACAATTCCAACTCTTTTATATTAAAACTTTGATTATATGACTTTAATATATTAACAAGTAATTCTTCTTCACCGTTTGCCATTAAATAATTTGATATTCTATTTAAATGTAAAATATCTTGCAATGATTTATTAGGAAGAAACTTGGTCAAGTTACAAATATTTTTCTTATTTATATTTTTTAAAGATGTTTTATTCAAATCAGAACTAAATTTTATATCTAATAGTTTTACATCATTGCTTTCACAATTATTAATCCAATAATTTGTATACACACATGAGAAAAAACAATGAATTTTTTGTAAGAACCAATTTTGATCTGTATATATACTAGTTTCTACTATATCTCCGATTGAAATACTATTACTTATTTCATATATTCTATCTATTAATTTATCACTTTCTAATGTTGATTTTGATAAAACTCTTTTTGGAAAATTTTCATGAATCATTAATGGTAAAAGTACTTTATCATTTTCATATAATTGATTTATCTCATCATAAGTCATATTTTTATTTATTAATTCTAATGTTGTCTCAAATAAACCTAATTCATTATGTTTTTCTTTTGATAATTGAATAAACTTTTCAAACTTTTCAAGATCAATTTCAATTTTATTATAATGAAAATTTAGTTCTTGTAATAAATTAATTAGCTTTCTGATATCTTTTTGTGAAAAATCTATTAACTTATCTATAACAATATCATTTTTAAAAATTATTCCTTCGTTGTTAGAAATTAAACTTATTAATGATTTTATCTCAATATTTGATGGTGGTAAAAATTTAATTTCTTCACAATTTTTTTTTAAATCATTTAGTAACTTACTGTGTTGATTATTACAAATAAATATTAAAGGAAACATTTTTTTTTTATTATTTATTTTAAAAATTTCTGTTATAAATTTTTTCTCACTAGTTAACGTAATTGATTCTGTTTCATCAAATATCATTGCTAACTTATTCGAAAATTTTTTATTAGAAAATTTCATCTTATTTTTGATTGAGTTTTCGTAATTATAAAAATCTTTAAAATCTTCATTATTTCTATAATGCTTAATCTCATCAGGCAAAATCATCTTTACATTATAGTCGCAACTTTCTAATACATATTTCATTGATATTGTTTTACCTATTCCATGATTTCCAGATATAATTAATGACATTGACTTTGAATTATTGGTATTACTCAACCATTCTTTTATTCTTTTAATTTGATTTTTATTACCAAATATTTCATCTAAATTATTAGGTTTATATTTGTTAACCCAAAGGTTATTCATAATAAAATATATCTTTTTACCGCTTTAGAACATGTCATTATTAACCTAAAGGTTATTCATAATAAAAGATATATTTTTTACCGCTTTAGAATATGACATTTTTAACCATAAAGGTCAGAAAATAATTTAAAAATATTTTAAAAATTTTTTTTTACGTAAATTTTATTTTCTATTTCTAATTATATACAAATGGATTCTTATTCTAGAAATAAACCAAGTGGCAATAACGTTGTAGATAACGAAGTAGCTCGTCTTCTTAAAAAGAACAAGGGTGTTTTCGATACTACAGAATTTCTTAAACTTAGAAATAAGTATGACAACCAAGAATTAGTTGATAAAATTCAAACAGCTTATTTAGAAACTTACCATAAGATGGTTAGAAGAGCTAAAAAATTTGCTCATTATATTAGAGAAAAGCATGGTAACTCTAACTACCCATTCAGCGTTTTATTAGAAAAAGCTCACGCTTA